CTGATAAGGAATATAACATACTAAATGAGCATTTTCTTGCTGGCTGATCTATTGATGCTGATAATTCAATGCTTTTGCAAACTGGAGTTATATCTGTTAGAAGCCATCCTTCATATAAGCTGTATATTTTAATCATATATTACCACCCAATATATTATTTACATCAGTTAAACTAAAACTTGCCCCCCACTGACCTACAATTTTTTCATTTAACTTCAATGCCTTATACTGCTTTAATGCTAATGTAAAGTTTATATCTCCAGTTCCATCATTTTCTCCATACTCAAAAGTTTCTATAGAGAATAGATCATTGATATCTGTGTTTGTAAGTATGACTCTTATTGGCTTTTTACTTTTTCTCCAAGCTTCTATTTGTGCAACGCACTCAAATGGTTTAGGAATATCAGAATATGCACAAAATTTATATTTATGGGCAGGAAAAAAGCTCTCAAAAGATATTTCTGAAAGCTTTGAATCTCCTAATATATTTATTTCTCCAATTGATTCTACACTAACTACTGAATTGTTGTTAGCTAGTTTAAGTGAATAACTAGAAGGTGGTACAGGAAGTTGTAACCATGTATCGTCTTGATTAAACCAAAATTCTATCATTTTAAAATACCTCCTAACTCATTCCAAGAGCTGTTTGACTCAATTTATTGGCTAGAGCTGTTGCAATTTTATCTATATCGCTTTCTTCTCTGATTATTATGGAATCTGCAAGCTTTGCTATTGTTATTGCAAATCCATTTTGTGAGCTATCATCTTTAGTTAATCCAGAAGCGCCTTTAAATCCTTGACTACTAGTCTTGTTTCCTGATGATAAGTTTTTATTTACACCAGTTTTTATTCCTACTGCAAGATCTTTAATTGGTTCAGTTACTAAATGAGTATTAACCTTGATGCCACGGCCCATGCCTTTTAAAAAGTCCGGCATCCATGTTTCATAATCTGTAAGAGGTCCTTTATCTGGTACTGAGAAATGAAGAAATGATCTTATCCTATCTGCTACACCTGAAATAGCATCTTCAATGTAACCTACTGCTCCTCTTATACCATCTACAATTCCCATTATCATATCTTTACCCCAACTAATAGCAGTTTTAGCCACATCTTTAAATACTGCACCTATTGAATTTAATATATTTCTTATAATATCTATGGCACCATTAAATACTGTTCCCACAGTACTTTTTATAGTATTCCATGCGCCTGACCAATCTCCATTTATAACTTGCATTACAGTTTTAATCACTCCTGTTATTACGTTAAGTACAGTCATGATTACTGTTTTAATTATGTTAAATGCTGAAGACACTACTGCTTTTATAGTCTGCCCATGAACATTCCAAAAGGCCATTATCATATTTAATGCAGTGCTTATAACAGTTTTAATGGCTGTCATAACAGTCGTAATAGTTTGTTTTATACGTGGCCAGTTAGATATTACAAAACTTATTAATTGACTAAAAATTTGAATGGCAAATGTTAATACTGGTTTCAATATTGAATTCCAAACTGATTGAATTCCTTTAAATACATTTTGAATTATACTCTTTATTTTAGGCATATTAGCTTGAATAAAGGTTACTATTGATTTAACTACTGTTATTATTTTATTAATTGTCTGTGTCACAATATTTCCAACCTTAGGTCCAAATAAATTAGTAAATAAAGCTCCTATTCCTTGAGCTGCACTTCCTGTTTTCTTGAAGGTGTCTATTGCAGCTTTTACAGCACCTGAAATTTTATTAAATACTCCCATAACTATATCTCTTATTCCACCAAAATTTGTAGCAAATGCAACTGCGAGTAATCCAACTACTCCAATTACTATTTGAAGAGGTAATGGCAATTTAGTAAAGATTCCAAATATAGATGAAAAGCTCTTTGAAACTACACCTTTAATTTTTTCAAAACTTCCAGATATCCCCTGTAATGGTGCTGATAGAGATGGAGTTAACGCACCAACTTTTCCCATTGATTGTTTAGCTATATTCAAGACATTAGACCCCTTACCTCCAATTCCAGCTGATTTTACAGTCCTTGATGCTTTAGTGCTATTTAATTTAGGAATTTTTTGAGCTACTTTGGAAGCCCGTTTTCCTATACCGTCAGTAGCTTTTTTAACCAAATCATTATCTTTAAAGGTTTTAAACAAATCAGATACGGTGCTCTTTACATTTTTAATCTCATCTTTTGCATTTATAAAATTAGTTGCCAAGTCTTCAACAGTTTTTGATGCATTAGATATTGATTTAACTACCTCTTTAGCTTTCTGTCCAATATTTTCAATAGATCTTTCCCCAGTGTTATTTGTAAAGGCTTGTATTAAATCTGAAACAGACGTTCTTACATTTCCTACTGCATCTTTTGTATCATTAAAGCTGTTTTTAACTTTACCTACTGATTCTGATGCTTTAGTTATTGCTTGTACGCTTTCTGTTGCTTTTGAAGCCACTGGTGCTAGACCTTCTATTGCCTTTTTAGTTTTCTGAACTCCATCAACAGCCTTTCCTATTGTTTGTCCCCCTTTATTCAAGACTCCTGAGACTTTACCTCCATTGGATTTAGGAAATTTCTGAGATACTTTTGAAGCCTGTTTTCCTATAAAATTAATAGATTTTTTACCCAAGTCAGTACCTGCAAAAGCCTTATACAAATTAGATGCAGTGTTTTTTACATTTTCAATCTCATCCTTTGTATTTTTAAAACTAGTTCTCATGTCTTTAGCTGCTTTTGATACATTAGATATTGATTGAACTACCCCTTTAGCTTTTTCTCCAATATTTTCAATAGATCTTTCCCCAGTATTATCTGTAAATGCTTGTATCAAATCAGAAACAGCTGATCTTGTATTTCCTACTGCATCTCTTGTATTTTTAAAGCTACTTTCGAGTTTATCTACTGATTCTGATGCTTTAGATATTGCTTTCACACTTTCAGATGCTTTTGAAGCTACTGGTGATAGACTATCAATTGCCTTTTGAGCTTTTTGAGCTCCATCAATAACTTTTAATAATGCTGAATCTAGTTCAAACGGCATTAATCATCACCTCCTGAATACAAGACTTCCATTTGTTTCATTTTATCTTCAATTTCTTGTTCAATAAAAGCACTGATGATAATCTTTTCTCCAAATCCCCTATTAATTGTTTCTGCTGGCCACTTACCATGAAGTTTCCAGCAGTAATATAAGAGATTAACAGTTTCATCAGTGCTTATGAGTTTTTTATATCTTCTTTTTGGTTAGTAGATTCTACTCCTGAAATTTCAGTTACAGTATCCGCTAAAATATCAACTTCACCAGGTAAGAAGATCTTATTCATAAGTTCCTTTGGTGTTGGAGCTTTGAAATGTTTCATAAGCTCTTCTGATCTAAGCTCTGGCACTCCTGCAAGAACAGTTTCTATTTTTGCTTGTGCTGTTGCAAATCCTTGAATATTTCCTTTCTTATCTACTTGAAGTACTCTTTCTTGAATTTCATTGTATCTCTCCATAGAAATAGCATTGCATTTAAATGTAATCTCCATATTTCCAAGTTTAGCAAGCTTAAGCTTTACCTCCTTAGAAGGCACCTCAATTTTACCAGCATCTATTTTTAATAATTGTTCAACTAAATTCATAACTTCATCTCCATTTCAAATTTAATAAAATTATAGATAAACAATGTGTAATCTAAGCTTATTCAATTAACGTTTTTCTTAGTTCTTCTAACTATAAGTCTAGTTATTAAATTGCATATCTATAATTCAGTAATTTTTTATTTCCTTGTCATTACTTTATTTTTACATACCTTAAGCAAATATCTACATTAGAAATCGAAAATATTTTTGTGTAGCAGGCATTTGAAAATAAGCTGATGAAGGTTCTTTGTGACAGGTTGTTGCACTTTAGCTTGTCCATTCGAATTATTGGAGCATGCTAAAGTGAGTACAACCTGTCATTTAGAACCTTCCAGCGAAATTTTCATAGTCCTGCGTAACAAAAATATTTCCGATTTCGGCAGACTATTGCTTAACTATAGTTTTATTGTGGTTCTATTAAGTCTAAGAAATCATAGCCTGAGAATGTAAACGCAATTGTATCTTCAACATTCTTTTTAACTTCCCAGTCTGCCAATGTTAATTCATCAAAAGTAACATCTTTAAGTACTACTCTTTCAGCCCCTACTGAATCTGGATCAGCTAATTTAGAAATTATAGTACATACAGTTTGCTTTCCTTGTTTGATGTTATCCTTCATTAAAATTGCCATTCTTGATGATATATGATGTAATTTCAATGTTCCCTTTCCTTCTATACCTGTTACTTTACTTCTCTTCCATAGATCCCTTGTAAAATTAACATCTACCTTTGTTAAAGTGACTTTTGCTTGAAGAGCTGACACCTCTGAAACATATTCTCCATTAATCCAAACTTCTCCCCAAGTCCCATTTATAATATCCTTTGCTTGTGGCATAATAATTACCTCCTAAATATATATTTGAAATTTAATATCTTCTATTGCATCTAAAATAACAACTTGTCCTTTAACAAAAACTTGTGAACCTGTGTTACTTTCTTTTATTTCTTGATCTTTCATAGTTGAAATATCTATACCTTGGCTCTTTAAGTACGCTTTTTGCGCATCTAAATCAATTTCTGCTCTATTTTGCCCTTCAATACTGCTATCAAGCAATCCTTCAAGCTCTAGCCCTTCAAAATAACCATTAATAGCTGCAATGAGCAAGCACTTATGATCATAATCATTTGGATATTTTCCAATATAATTATCTTCAGCTGTTGATTTAATATCATCATGTATTAAATCCATAATATCTACTATCTTAATCTTTTTAAAATCTTCACCTTTATTTTCAATAGTAGTTACAAAGCTATTTACAGCTCTATCAATTTTGACTTTCTTTCCATCGTTAATTAAAATTAATTTTCCTGCATCAATTGCTGCATCTCTTTCTTCTTTCTTTAGATGCGGAACATCTACTACTTCCGCAAGTGGTGCATAAGTAGCACTAATATTTAGCGAAGTTCCTGCTAGCATTCCTGCAATTCTTGAACAGTATTCTGCAGCAGTATAAGTTCTAGCTGCTGTTTTTATATCGTCGGTAGCAAAGTTAATTACTCCTTCACTATCAGCTGGGCAATGTGGAAGTACTGCTTTAACTCTAATATCCTTAGCACTTCTTAATTGTTTAATCCATGTAGCAAAATCTGTTGCTCTTGAAGTAATATTTGCCTCCGTATCAGCCTTTCCATCTGCAGTCTGACCAATGCTTGGAACTACTACATAATCCCATTTAATAGTTTCCAAATAATTTTGAGCTTCTGAATAATTAGCTGCATCTGGTGCTTCTATATAAGCAATCACTTGTTTTGGTGGATTTTGATATCCTATCATGGCAAGTTTTATTTGTTCCTTATTAAAATCTGATAAAGCTTCTGGAATTTCATCTATAGTATCCATTTTTATTGGATTACTATAATTTGCTGGCATTGTATCCTTTAATATAAGTGCAACTACGCCTCTTGTTCCTCTCTTTGCAGCAGTTATTCCTGCTTCTTTAAAAATAATTTCTACTGATGGTTCTCCCATTTTTATTCCTCCTTAAATTTTAAAATTAAATGTGCCTGCTTTAGGGCTTTGAGGGGCATTAAAGTTTCTGTCTTGTGCAAGATCTATCTTGAGTTTCAAGTGTATTTCTGACATTTTTGCTCTACCTCTCAACTTTCTTATCTTTGCAGTTCTCCCTAGTACCTTTATATATCCATCACTAAAGATTTCCCTCATTGCATCCCAAACTTCATTTTGAGCTATTAAATCAACATTCATAAGCTCATCTAGCGGACCAAAGTAAATAATCTTCATAGTTATGGTATTCATATAACTATTTCTATTTAAGTCTGCTTGCCTGCTGGTAACGTAGCGAATAAAAAAAGAAGGTCTTACAATTTCCTTCTCTAGCTTTGATGTATATATTTTTGTATTTGGGAATTTTTCAACTAACATTTCATTAATTGAATTAATTAATTCATTAATCATGAACCTCCTCCTGTAATCCCTATTTTAT